TAACTTGGTTTGCACCCGTTTCTGACACGTTTGATGAGTTCGCCGAATATTCCGGTTTAGGAACCGCCGTCTATAAATTGGGTTACATCCTTACCGTTGCTTCCAGTGTTGTTAGGCAACGTGGTTTTGTTCGTAGCAGCGGCAATGACGGTTCTGCTCTTTCAACAAGGGAACTGGTTGAATTGTTTGTTGCCTCTGAGCCAACCAACAAATATGCGTTAGAAAACTGGTTGGAGTTGAAGGCCGGTTACGATGCCGATAAGGACACTGCTGCCGGTGTTGCCGCTTTCGAGTTCGCTCAGGGACTTGAGGGTTTCACTGATTATGTGCTGAACGTGAAAGCCGTGATTAGTGTTGGTCAAGATGGTTACTTCTCACCAAAGAATCTTGGGTTGGTTGTTTCCATAGCCGGGGTTTACGCCAAGAGTGTTGCCAAAAAAGCACTTGAAGATGCCGACCCGACAGTCAACGAACCTTTCGGTCAAGTCGGTGACAAGATCACTTTGGAGGTCAAGGCTGTTTCTAGTAATTCCTTCGATACGGTCTACGGAACCACCTACGCCAATGTTTTCACGGGTGAGGGTTACAGGTTCAAGTGGTTGACTGGCACGAGGTATTTTGATGAGGGTGACACTTTGACCCTGAAGGGAACCATTAAGGGTTATGACGAGTGGGACGGTAAAACTTACACCCTGCTGACACGTTGTAAAGAAATCGTTTGATGAAACTCTCAACTGGGGGCTATAACATGATAATCTAATACCCATACGAGACTCGCGGGTTGTCGTTCAATACATCAGGTATTGAGTGACAGCCCGTTTTTCATTTAGGAGAATGTGGTGGGTGTACCTACTCGCAAAATGGTGAATCTGTCTATTGAGGAAACATCTGGAGTTGATCACCCTGCTCATTTGCATGAGGGTTGGCTCGTAATGAAGGCTGCGTCAAGTGATGCTGTCGCCAAAGCAACCGAGGAGATTTTTATGGATATGAAAGACGGAGCGAATGCTGACGACAAAAAGCCTTCTTACGAGGATCTTTTTGCTGCGCTTGAAAAAGCCAATGCTCGCATTATGGAGATGGAAAAAATGATGGATAAGCCTGAAACTGACATGGAAGAAAAAGAGGAAGATTTGATGAAGTCTGCTTCCGATCCTGTCCGAAAGGCTTACGAGGACATGCAAAAGGCTGTCGAAGATGCTCAGGCTAAAACTGATGCTGTCAATGATGAACTACGCAAAGAGCGTTCCGAACGTGCCGACACTGAAGCAATTGTGAAGGCTCGTGGGGCATACGCAAATCTTGGTCTTAACCCCGATGAGGTTGGCCCTGCGCTACGCCGCCTCGCTGAAACTGACTCTGATCTCGCTAAATCAATTGAAGATGTACTGGCTTCTGCCGATGCAAAGGTTGAGTCCGCTGACATTTTTAGCGAAATTGGTAAGTCTGCCTCTTATCCATCTGGTTCGTCTTTTCAAAAGGCTGAAGCAATGGCTAAAGCGGCAGTTGCAAGTGGAAAGTCCGCTACATATGAACAAGCACTTTCTGATGTTTTCATTTCAGACAGTGAACTATACGCATCATACGTCAACGAGCAAGGAGCCTAAAAATGGCATACGAATTCAGTAATTATGCAGTAAAGGCCACGCTCGTTGCGGGTGAGGATCTTTCTGCAAAGCAATACCATTTCGTTAAGATTGATGGTGCCGGTGCTGCCGTTGCTGTCAGTGGAGCAACTGATCGTCCTCTGGGTGTTCTTCAGAATAACCCTACTGCTGGTCAAGAGGCTGAGGTTCTCATTGCTGGTGGCACCAAGGTTGCTGCTGGTGGCACTGCTGCTGCGGGTGCCCCACTTTTTGCTAACGGTTCAGCGAAGGCTGTAACTTTGGCTTTTGGTACGACTGCTACTGCTGCTTACGCAGTTGGAACTTTCGTTACCTCTGGTGTTAGCACTTCAGTCGCAACTGCCGTAATTTCCTGCGCCAACGCCGGTCGCGGACTCTAGGAGGAATAGAAAATGCCACAGCCAACAATCAGTAACGTCCATGTTGACGCAATTCTGACAAACATCTCTGTTGCTTATATGCAAAAAGCGGAGAACATGATCGCGGATAAGGTTTTCCCGGTCGTTCCAGTTGACAAGAAATCAAATAAGTATTTCAAATATGACAAAAATGACTGGTTCCGTGACGAGGCTCAGCGCCGCGCTCCGGGTACTGAGTCAGCCGGTGGCGGTTACAACCTGTCTACTGACACTTACAGTGCTGATGTGTTTGCGTTCCATAAGGACGTTGACGATCAAACACTGGCGAACGCTGATACGCCTTTGAATCCTTTGCGTGAGGCTTCAGAGTTCGTTACTAGCCGTCTGCTGCTTCGTCGGGAAGTTCAGTTTATTGCTGACTTCATGACTACGAGTGTGTGGGGAACGGATGTCACGGGTGTTGCTTCTTCTCCTTCCAGTGGTGAGTTCATTCAATGGAATGATTACACTGCGTCGGATCCGATTGAAAACATTGAGGCTGCTAAAGAAACGATTCTTTCAACCACTGGTTTTGAAGGAAACACTCTTGTTCTTGGTTATCAGGTTTTCCGTCAATTAAAGAATCATCCCGACGTTATTGATCGCTACAAGTACACCACGTCAAGTGTTGTTACTGAAGAAATGTTGGCTCGTCTTTTCGGTGTGGATCGTATCCTTATCGCTAAGTCGGTTCGTGCAACTAACGCTGAAGGTTTGACTGAGGCTTACTCATTCAACTTCGGTAAGGCTGCCTGCCTTCTCCATGTTGCTACAAGTCCGGGTCTTATGACTCCTTCTGCCGGTTACATTTTTGCTTGGACTGGCGTTTCGGGTGGTTTGGGTTCCACGATTGGTACTTCACAGTTCCGCATGGAAAGCCTGAAGGCTGCTCGTGTTGAGGCTGAAGTCGCATTTGATAACAAAGTTGTGGCTACCGATCTTGGTTACTTCTTTGCAACTGCTGTTGCGTAACTTTTAATTGATACCCTTAGAGGGGGTCGGTGGGTTGATCCCTACCGGCCCTCTTTACTTTTAAGGAGTTTTAATGTCTTGGTCATACAGTGGGGATCCTTCTTCTTCTGCTAAGGATAAAGTCAGGTTTCTTGTTGGGGACACTGATACTGACGATCAGTTGTTGAATGATGCTGAAGTGCTTTACGTTATTACGGAGTCAGGTGGGTCTATTTATCAGTCGGCTCACGATGCTGCTTATGCGATTGCGTCTAAGTTCACTCGCATGGCTTCGAGTAAAAGTGTTGGGGACATGTCGGTTTCTTATAGCGACAGGGCTTCTTCTTATTTTTCTTTGGCTAAAGCATTGTTGGAGTTGGGTGCCCGTCGTCAGCCTCCTACCCCGTGGATTAGTCCTCAAAACATTGTGAGGGCTTCAGAAAAAGATATGCCACCTGCGAATGGTACGGAGTTTTATACGGGTCAAACGGATTATTTGAGGCCCTAATCATGGCTATTTCCAGAGAGTTTCTTCCTTTAATGCTAGAAACTGTTGTTTTAAGAGTTCAATCTTCAATTGATAAATATGGTAAGCAGTCTTATTCTGGTTCTGGTGTTTCTTTTCGTGCGCGAATCATTTTGAGTGAAAGAATTTTGCGTGATAAGGACGGTCGTGAAATTGTTGAGGCTGGCCGCGCTATTTTGTATGGTTCTACCTCTGTGAGTTCAAATGGTCATATTACTTTGCCGGACGGTTCTTCACCTAAAATTACTTCTGTTTCAACAATTCAGGATGAGGACGGGGATCATCATTCTGTTGTTGGGTTTGGTCAAGGATAATGGTTAAAAGATCAGTTGCGGTTAAAAACCTTGATCCTTTGATGAAGGCTTTTGCTTTGGCGGGTAAGGATGCTGCCCGGTTTGCTGCGAAGGCTTTGAAAGAGGAGGCTGATGAGGCTTTCTTAATTTCTCAGGCTGTGGTTCCTGTTATGACTGGCGCCCTGTTGACTTCTGGTGAGGTGAGAGGCCCTTTTGTTCGTGGCCCTATTGTGGAGGCTTTCATAAATTACGGTGGCCCGGCTGCCCCTTACGCTATTTACGTTCACGAGTTGCCACCTTCTAGGGCGAAGCATGACCCTCCTACTCGTTGGAAGTACCTAGAAAACCCTGTGAGGCTTTATTCTGAGGGTATGGCTGAGCGTATGACTGTGCGTGTTTTGGATATGGTTAATAGAAGATTCGAGATTAGATCATGACTACTATTTTAGAGGCGGTTGGGGATTATTTACAGGCTCAGGGTCAGGGGACTTTAGGGACTGATTTATTTTTGGCCGTAATGCCGAATAGCCCTAATGCTTGTGTTGCCGTTTACGAAAATTCTGGAAGTAAACCTTCTTTTACTATGGGGACGGATCCGTGGGCTATTGACCGGCCCTTGATTCAAGTAATTGTTCGTTCTAGTGAGGACGATTATCCGGCTGCTCGTGACAAAGCACAGGCTATCCGTATTTTGTTAGGTTCTTTAATTGATGTAACTATTTCTGGTGTAAAAATTATGCGA